TATATGTCAAACCCTAAATGCACTTTTTTTAATTTTTTTTCAAACTATTGTTAATTATGGCTTTATTTGATACTATATGATAGAAAGTAATTATACTCTGATCTCCAATCGTAGTATAAATAGGGGATAGATTAAGGTTTATCCCCTATGACTAAAGAATCAGCCATACAAATAGCTTGTAACCAGCTACTAAACATCTTAGCCAATACCTACTATTTCAGACATTTTCATGTTCCAAATGAGGGTAAAAGGTCTATTTATCTTCATGCTCAAATGAAAAAAATGGGTTTGAAATCTGGCTGTCCAGATATAATTGTTGAATATCCTATGGGTAAAATTCTTTATATCGAACTTAAAAATGAAAAGGGTAGATTATCCGAAAATCAAAAGTTGTGGGCAGTACAATCTAAAGGATTAGGTACACCTCATTTTGTAGTCAAGGGGGGTCTGACCGAATGTTTAGATCAAGTAAAACAAATTATTGAAACTAACATTCCTATGAGGTGTTGAGGATACTGCCTAACCCTTTAGCCTTTTAGTGGACAAAAGTCGCTGTACTGCCCTTAAATCGCCCTTAAAGGGCATCTTGTTCTTTCTGGTTCTAGTCTTTCTTCTTCTCATAGGTCTTTTTCCTATAAGTTCCGAAATAGTAGATGTAGTTGTTAGACCACTCACTTTTTCTTTTTCTTCATAACTTTCTTTTTCTTTTTAGGTGGTCTACCTACTTTAGTTCCATAAGTTCCTTGTCCTTTTGGCATTTCTCTTTCCTTTCTTTGTTTATTTTTTAGTGTAATTACATGAAGATGGTAAAAATAATTCCCAATCTTATTAAAAAACTTAGCTAATGTTAGCCAATGCCACAACATCATTTTTTTGTATCCGTTTTTTTAATCTTATCAAATGACCTCATTCCACCAATTCCGAGCATACCAAACATTAATGGCATCATTACCGACATATCAGCTTGAGGAATAGTAATGCCAAACCCTGCACAAATAGGTGCGACCATGTAATTTATTCCTAGCGATAAGCCAGAAATCCAACCTATCAGGGGTCTCCACGAACTTTGAAACCAATTACCTTTAGCATCTTCTTTAAGAACCTCGATTTGAGCAAGTGCTAATTCTTGACCATGCTTTTCAGCCATAGTCGCTATTTCATGGGCAAGTTTGTTTTTAGTGTCTTTATCTTCTATAAATTTACCTAATAACTTAGATGCTACTGGTAATAAACTAGCTATCATTTTATTAACCTTTCTCCAGGATTTTACCCCTATAAATCAATGACTTAGATGCTTTTCCTCATCTTTTCTATTAACCTATCCCATCTATTTGTGGTTTGATTATATGCCCTGCTATCTTTCATTTCTACAATAGCAGTTTCAATATCATTATCTTGTAAGGCTTTTTTAAATTTCTTAAATTGATTTAATTTTGGCAACCCTAATTGAAATGACATATGGATTACACATTCTTTAACATTATCGTCTATTTCCATACCTTTATAAAAAGTTTCTGCATCTTGTATAGAAACCCCTAAATCTAAAACAAATAGTTCTCTTGCTCTTTGTTCTGTTATTGGGTTCATTAGTTCATCTTTTTCATCATCACGAATTAAATGCCCACAGCCGATTGTCCAGAACCCCAAATGGTCTTGATAGGGTTCTAATACCAAATGACCTTCTTCCCTCATTATATCGTCTTTTAATGTCTCTAAATCCATTATTTATCCACCTTATGTTCTTGACCTATCCAAATTCCAAATATTCCAGTCATTACACCCATAACAACCGACACAAAAGCTGATTGTGATGCTGTGGGTGCATCTAAACCCATAAACCATTCTGCACATCTCCACGACATTACAGTACTAGCAAGCATCATTAATCTTGGCAGTATTTTCCATTTTAAAAAAGTTTCAACATTCATCTTAATAATATCTCATTTAAACCAAAACCCTCTAATAAAATAAGGGTAAAAAACAACAATAAAATTCCACCTGCTATTAGTTTACCAGAAAAATTTGTAGAACCAATCTTTATTGCAACAAATTCGTTTCCTAATATTCTTAAAGATAATTCAAAACTATTTTCATCTATTTTAAGTTTTAATGGTTTTTCATACATTTTTTTTGTGTCTAATTTTTTTTCCATTAGTAAACCTTTACTTTGTTACTATCTATTTGTGGAACTAATTTACAAATACATTGATATGTTTCTGTTCCATCTTCTGACATAAATTGTTGATCGCTTAACTTTTCTGCATAATAACTACAATCATTAACAGATTTGAAATAAATTTTAGAAATATTTTTTTCACTTGGTTGCATAGCACAATACAATAAAAATGCAGTCATCATTTAGCTATACTCCTCAAACTTTCCATTACAGAATCTATTGATGGTTCTTTCCCATTAGGATTTAAAACACATTTGTAGTTTCTCGGACAACCTATATGAACATCTGTAAATTCCATCTCATATGTTTTATTTGCTCCAATATAAATGCAAGCTAATTTATTTTTAAAAACTTTCATTTTTTTTAATCTGCAAGTTGTCATAGTAGGTGGAATTATTGTTCCATTATTTAATTTTTGATTTCTGGTATAATCTTTAGGTGCATTATAAATTTTGCCCTTTGCATATGCTTTAACTCCAATAACTAATAATCCCATCATTAAGCCAATGCCAATAAACGTATAACCAACCCATTTTAGAATCTCCATTATTTCTTCTTGTTGTTTTCTAGCTTGAATTCTTGCTTGTTTTTGTGCTTCTTTTGCTTCATTAATTCTATTGGCTCTTTCAGCAATTATTTCTTCCCAAGCATTCGCACCAAATCTCATATTGATTATGAATTTTAATTCTTCTCGCTTTTCTTCTAATAATTTTCGATTAATAAAATCATCTGCTGACTTTTCTACTGAACCAAACTGTTCAGCAATAGACATACCTTTTCCCTGCTTTTTATTCATTTGTTCTTCACCAAGAAAGAACCCATCAATTTGCTTGGCTATGCCTGATATATCTTGAACTGTACTGATGTTGCTTTTAATAAACTCTACTGATTTTTGAACTAGAGCAATACCAGTTAGAACTTCTGCAACAACCATTCTACCTCACTAATAAACCTATAAGTAAAACAATAGCAGTTCCACTTGTACCAATCATAATATGTTCGATACGTTTAATTCTCAAGATACTTTCTTTCCATCTTTCGTCTGATAGAACTATATGTTTTTCTAAAGAAACATGAATTTCTTGTAATGATGGTTTAGCCATTTACACCTCGTCTGGGTAGTCAAAAATTGGAGCATTGCCAGTAGGTTTGCCATCACTATCAACTGGAACATCAAATAATTTTTTAAAATCAGCTAACTTACTACAAGCATTTATTTTATCTTCTATAGTTTTACTGGCAGTTCTAACATCTGTTCTATATTTGCTTATATCACTTGGGATTGCTGTATTTGCTTCAGCTTTCCTTGTTACATACCAATCAGAACTAGATAGTAAACTATTAGCAGAAGTTTTAGTTTGTGCAATCCATATAGATTTTAGACCTAACTGAACCATTTGCTTTCCAGTCATAGGGTCAATAACAGCTTTGCCATCATCATCAACTACGTTTTCATCTGCTAGTTTTCTCTCAATACCTTTCGCCCAGTAAAATCTATTGTCATAACTTGTATCAACATCAGCTTCTATAGATACACCCCACTTTTTCAAATCATCAGCAGACCATGATGATGACCAGTTATAAGGGTGCTTAAACCCATCATCATCTTGCCAAGCCTTACCTACCTTGAGGTATCGTTCTTTATATTTATAAGCCATTATTTTCTCCTATCTTGCGTTTGCATACTTGAATGGTGCTTCGGCAAATGCCATGTAGATATATGTTTGACCACTTGTATTTTGTGAACCATCTGTATTTCTTATTTTAAACCCACTACTAAGAATGTCCATTCCATTTCCACTTTCACCATTAGGCAAGTCTGCATATAAATTTGCACCAAAAGAACTTGTTGGATTTGCAAATGACCTTGCAGAATCATTTATATACCAATTACCACTACCAGTTGATTTTGTCATAACCCAAGCAGGTCTAAATCCAGTAAATACAAACGTACCATCTGGGTCACCATTTCCAGTATAACTGCCAATCTTTGAGTAACCCTCTATTGATGCAAAACAGTATGCTACATAGTCATCAGTACTTGCATTTGCATAATTATCACTACCTAATGAAAAAACTGTTGATGTAGGAGATGTACTTTGAAAATATACAGAATTTGAGTTTGTTTGACCACCACTAGAATTTAATAATATCTCTCTGTCATTACCTATTTCTTCGTGATACACAACCCAATTTTGGCTACTATCTCTATTCTTCATTATAATCATTCTTGGTGCAACACCAATTCCATGACCAACTGTAGCATTTGCACCAGTACCAGTATAAGTAACAATGCTAAACCCTGCATCTGTGTTTGCTTGAACTGTACTTGTTATAGAACCATCTGTATTGCTTGAGGTTGTGCCACCATTTGCTTTCCAGTTCCAAGCTACATAGTTGTAACTTGAGTCATTAACATGATTATCGCCTGATGAGCCTGCATTTACAGTAAATCCATCAGAATCTAATGATGTAGCATTACCCTGACTAAACAAGGAATTAGACTCGTCATTTGTAAGATTTGGAAAAAGTGTTAATAGGCTATTTGTACTTGCTCCTCTTGAACTATCCCAAGCTAAATGGTTAAGACCTATATTACGAGGTTTATGCCAACCAAAATCTGGTTGAAAACCAACACCAGTAATACTTCTTGGATTACTGCTATTTCCAGTCCAAAGAACTGTATTAAAATATTCATCAGCAGTACCATTTGAAGAGTTAGAACCTATGGTTGGTTCTGGTAGGTTAGATGTAGATAAAGAGTTAAAATCAGTTGGTGCAGTATAGTCGTTATCTAATTGTCCAAAATTTGCAAGACCAGTCCAAGCAACTCCTGCATGGTCTCTTAATGGTGTCATAAAAATACTTGTATCAGCTAATGTAAATGTGGGATTAGCACCAGTTGAGGGGTTGCCCGTAGTACCACCTGAGTTATCTGCCCAAACATTTTCAATACCAAACCATATTTTACCAGTATCTCCATCATAAGCATATTGCATAACTTCATCAACTGCTATAGGTAGCATAGCTGATGGAACAGTAATAGTTTGTGTTGCTGAATTGTTTTCAACATGAACAATAGTTTTATTACTTTCATTATCTGTATAAAAATATACACCTTGCTCAAAATTATTCGCATGAGCAATAGTGTTTGCTGATACAAATCCAAGTATTACTGGGTTGCTTCCATTCACAGTAGATTTAAGTTTACATTCCCAATACCATTTCCCTGATGTTACAGCCATTGTACCACCACAAACATGTGAAGCACCACCTGATGTTTGTAAATTACCCTCTGATAACGTAACTCCAGTATTGCTTAATGGATTCCAAGTACAAAAATTATTCTCAGGACTATCAGGCATATTACAATCCTCAGCACCTATAGAATCAGATGCAGTCCAATGATTATTCTCACCTGATGAATCTGCACCTATATTATCTGTCTCGGCATCTCCCTCACTTGCAGGAGCATCATGTGTTGTGCTTGCAAATTGCAATCTAAAACCATTAGTGCCATATGAGCCAGTATATTCTATTGGTATCCACACACCATTTTTTGTTTCACCAAATGAAGATGGTGTTAGTTGTGTGCCATCAACAAAATTAGTTTCTGCATGATATGCATCACTACTAAATGCTACTGGTACATTTGCAAACCCACCTATTACATGTAAAGTATTATTATTAACTGCATAATTTGTATTTGATGACCAAGTTCTTGTTTTAGTAAGTGTTATTTCTGTTCCATTAATATAAATACGACTTCTATTAGCACCAGTTGCTTGTGTAGTATCAAATGCCCAAACTAAATGATACCAAGCTGATGGGTCTCTAAATAAAGCTACTGATTCGTCATATGTTCCAGTTCCTCCTAAATCTGTTATAAACTTCCCACCAGACATATACAATGCTACTCTACCCGTACCAGATGAGCCTGCACTAAGTAAAGTTTGACTTGCACTTGTATTTGCAATTTTAAACCAAGTACTATATGTCCAAGTTTTTCTATTAGTAGCACTAGATGGAGTTCGACTTAGATAAGCATCATCATCATCATTGAACCTTAATGACTGAGTTGCAACGCCATTAAAAAAACCTGCACTTGCACCAAACCAATTTTCAGAACTAAACATTATGCAAACCCTAGTTGTGCTGTTCCTAATAAGATTGAATTATCAGCTTTGACTACATAAGGAACAACGTCATAAGCACTATTTGCACTTGATAGTGTAAGACCACCTGCACCAACACTTTCATAGTCTGTTCCAAGCGATACTGTTCCTGCCGAGCCACTTGATGGTTGTATAAATATAATTACCCCAGTTTGACCTATCTGGCTTGCTTCTGTGCTTGGGTTGGCTAGTGAATTAGAACCTGCTGATAATGTTAATATGAAGTTTTGGTATGTATCAAAATCTAATGTTAATCCAGTACCAGTAAATGTGCTTGGTAATTGTGCTTTCGTAAATGTGTTTTGTGATGATGCTGAAAAAGGTGTTACAAAAGCTAGGTTTCCTGCACCATCAGTTTTTAAAACTTGGTTTGCACTTCCATCTGCTGTTGGGTGGCTTAATCCATCTAATATAACTTTACCAGAACCATTAGGTGTTATTGCAATATTTCCATTTGATGCACTTACTATTGCATTTCCATTTACATCTAAAGAACCACCTAATTGTGGACTTGTATCGGTTACAATATCAAATGCTGAATCTGATACGTTAACTGTGTTTGCAGTTGTGTTAAATGTAGCGAATGTTATATCATCTGAACCATCATAAAACTTTAAAATGGGTTCTGTTGCACTTGTCGTATCTAACCAAAATGTACCAGATACAGCACTTGCAGGTCTTGAACTCCCAGAGTTGCTTGTGTTTATTGACTCTAAAACGTCATTTAAATCACTTCTAAATGAAGGGAAAGATTGGTTTGCAATAGTAAAATCTGTTGACTGTGCCATAATTATTTATACTCCTTTTAAAATCCCTTTGCAATAAAATCGAAAGTTTTTGAAACTCCAGAATTAGAACTATTTAAAAAGGCAACATCAAAACCATTTATTGTTTTATTTGAAACTGTAAAATAATCTCCAGTTGCCATTGATTGCCCAGTTATTCCTAAAGCATAGTTACCACTTTTGAATGGATTTGTAAATGTAACAGATTTAGTTGATGTTCCAGAAACTATATCATTGCCACTAAATATTCTATCTTGCATATCCACAGTTACAGTTACTGCCGATACAACTGGGGTACTAGCTAAATCTCTTGAAGTTAAAACAACTCTAAATTTTAAATATCTAGCTTCGTATTCTCCAATAACAAAATTTCTAAAATCTGTGTATGTACTATTGTCATCACTTGTAGCAATTTCTAAATGAGCATTACAGTTTGCAGGTGTATCGCCATCAAAGTTAGAACTGGCATCATCAAAATTTCCAGTTTTATTATCAAATAAATCATCTGGATTATCTGAACCTTGTGTTATTGATGCCGTTACTCTTGATGTATGTTTTGCTCCAATATCAATTACATTAGCAAATTCATAGTTACCAGTTGATAAAAAATCTGCATTACTAGCACCAGAATCAAAGAACCTAGTTGTGTTTGCATCAAAATTTCCACTAGCTGAATCGAATAATTCAGAACTATCTAACTCTAAAGCACCATCTAACAATACAACATTTGTTTTTGTTCCACCAAATGTAGGGTGTTCTGCTTGGGTTGTTATGGCATTAAAATTTAAAACACCAGTTACATTAGAAATAATAGCAGTAGCATTTGAACTAAAATTACCTAATTTATCTACAGCCTTTATAAGATATGTTCCTTTTCTTGATGGAACTGATATTGACGTTGCAGGTCTTGATATTTTTTCAACTAATGCAACCGAGTTTTGCCAATCTGCTGTACCATCTAATTCTTCCGAAAATCTAAGATTATAATAAGCTAAATCTAAATCAGTTACAGCTTCCCAAGATAAATGTGCTTCTTGACCAGAAACATTACATGAAAAATCTGTTACGTCACTTGGAGGTGCGATTGCTCCAACAATAGTTCTTTGAGCAGAAACATAAGTTGAAGAAACACCTACTGTATTAACTGCTTTAACTCTTACATCATATATTGATTGGTCAACAACATTTAAAACCCTATGATTAAGACCAGAACCTTGAGCATAAATAATAAAATCAGATTCAGAACTTAATTTATATTCTACTTGGTAAAAATCAATAAATTTATCTGGACTTGCACCAACTAAAACATCTAATGCAACAATAACAGTTCCATCATTATATTGAATTAATTGGTCTGATAAAGTTACACTTGCAGGTGGCTGAACTGTAAATGGATTAGGCAAAGTTGTATCTGGAATGTCTGCAACTTCTTGTTGTGTTCCAAATGTATAATAACTGTCTTGGTGTTCTGATAATTGCAAACTAACTGTGTGGTCTGAATTAAGAGTTAAATTTTGTACTCTAAAAGGTTTTGCAGAAAAACTTGGTGTTGCATGAGTTATATTTACAATATCTCCAATAGATAAATCTAGTGCTGTGGCATCTGTCTTTAACGAAACATCTAAACTAGACCTAGACCTCCTTAAAATGATTTCTGCCATCTCTTGGGCTTGATATGGGCTTGTAAACATAGAAAAATCAAACCTGCCCTCTAAAAGCAACCCACCATCTGCTGTTTTCATTGTTGCATGTTGATCTGCACTAGCTATTCCAGTTTCATCTACTGGTGGGAATTGTGCTGTATCTGATTGATAGTTTTTATCTGGATTAATAAAATTAACAATAACTCTATTATATCTTGAATTTTTGCTTTTACTTGAAACTGATATGCCACCAATAATATTATCTTCTGTTAATGTAATTGATGCTGAACCAGTACTTTCAACTAATATATTATATACACCAGATGAAAAGTTTAAATATGACCTTGAACCCCTTACAAATTCTTTTACATTATCAATAGCTTTTCTTGAGGTATCGATAACAATATGGCTATCCATTAGGTCTATTTGGCTTGCACCACTATAAGGGGTAATATTGGCATCACATACATCACTAGCAGTTTGCCAATCTGCAAAGTTACTATCAAAATAACTATTAGCTATTCCCATACCAAATCTATCGTTTCTTAAATAATCTAATAATTGCAATATAGGATTATCTGAATATGCCCAAGTTGAACTTGTGTCTTTCCTATGGCTACCAGAGCCACCAGTAACAGTTCCATCTAAGTTAGGGTTATATACCTTTTTACCTTGAACTATCGCTGTAACACTCGGTAATGAGCCAAACTTATCTTGATTCCACTCAAATCTAATAGCAAGATATGCCAAACCCCTTAATCTATGATTACTTGTCCAAGAACTTAGGGTGGATAATAAACTTGATGCACTTTGACTATCAGAACCAAAATGGGGTTCGCAGGTTATTAAACTTGCACCATCATAAAAATTAGCATCACCACTTCCAACTGTTATTTGTGTATTATCTGCAATATCCCCAGACCATGTAACTGTATTATCGTTTATTTGTATTGAGGTAATATCATTTATTTCGCCCTCACTTAATACAATAGCCATATATAAATATTGATTATCTGTTCCAGATGTTTCTAAAAATACAACATGACCACCAACTTTTCTTGTCCCATAAACAATAGGAATATGACCATTTGCAGTAAATTTATTAACTAAAACCCCTCTTGCTTGCTGTTCAGAATTTTGTTGTGAAAAATCTGGTATTTCTGGCATGGGTATTATCCACCCAATAACGTCTTCAACAATACCAACAACACCATCAACTACATCTTCAACAACATTTACTATTTCTTCAAATGGATTACACATTAATTTAATCTCCAATTAGAGCCTAAATTTTTAAAACCAAGTTTTTGGAATACTGGGTCTATATGTAATCCAGATGTTACCGATAAATACATGGGTAAACCTTTTGCAACTTTTTTAATTGAATCAACTAAAGCTGTAACTAATTTAAAATTTCTAAAACTTTTCTTAACATAAATTGTATGAATATGAATACATTCACTTTTACTAAACCAGTATTCTGTTTTGTGGAAAATAGTACAACCTATAACTTGGTCTAAATCCAAATCTTTTAATAAAATTACTTTGCCCTTTTGTAATATCGCATTAATAAAGTTTTTTAGTTTAGGCTCGTCTACTTCTGGATAATCTAAATCAACTAAATCTTCATCTTTAAAATTTATCAATAAATCACAAATTGTTTGTAAATCTTTCTTTTCAGCTTGATATAAATGTATACTCATACTCTACCCCATTTAATATCTTTTACTGTGAGTGCAGAAAATTCCATACCTTTATCAGCACTAAAGAACCTTTTTTGGGAATTGTCGGTGGTTGTCCTACCACTTGTTTTGCTAAAATTTCCCCAATGTGATGTTATTGTTAGAATTAAATTTGCCCTTGTTGTATTATCGGTAATCTTATAATTGTTAATTGTACCATAAAATAATAAAAATGGGTCTGATATTAAAGCTAAATTTGTATCTAAGAACCCCCTATAAATATGAACGTCATCATTTATTATATTTTCATTAAGAACTATAGCCACATATGTTTGGTCTACTGCTGATAAACTTATAGATAAACTATTCTTTGAGGGTTTATTTGTTTCACTAACCCCAGTTATACTTTGCAAATGACCATTAGATAAATAGGTTCTTGATGTTCCAGAAATATCAGAAGTTATATCAAAACTTGCATTTGTTAAATATATTGGTGTTGCAAAGCCAAAATCAATTAAAACAACTGGTTCTATATTTCCAGTAGCTAGTTCTGTTTTTACTGCACTTGTTAAACCTCTAGCCATTTACAAACTTTCTATTACATCAAACTCATAACTAAATAATAAGTTACCATCACCATCATTTTCGCTTGTTGCAAATTCTTGAACATCACTAACTAAATAAACTGTAAATGGAACTGCATCATAAGTTACAGCACTATCATTTGCTAATGCTTCTCTTAAAGGTGGCTCTATTGTTACTGTTGATGCATTACTAGATGATGTTGCATCTTCTACAACCATATAGACCTTAGAATGTGCGAACTTTATAAAATCACCTGCTTTTAATCTACCTGCACCATCTCCTGCAAATCCATTTATAGCTATAGTTGTATCTGCGACTGCATGAACTCCATCAACTAATAAAGTTCCACTTTCGTTTCCTAATGCATTTAAATAGCTTGGCATTGTTATTGTAAAATTTTCTTTTCTGGCTCTTTGCTTCATTATAAATGCCATGATAGGTGCAAATTCTGACCTTTTCATAGGTGGATATTGGACTGTAAAACTAAATTTTTGACCTTGTACTTGTCTACGAAATGTTTTTCCACTATCGGTTTCAGAAAACAAAGTCTTTTGATTACTTGAAAGATTAACTGAAATAAAGTTTGTATTTGGTAATGCTCCACTCATATTATAGCCATTTTACCCTTTTCATTTACTGCACTATTAATCAGATTAACTATAGTACCTCTTGAATTAACTAATAATTCGTTAAATCCTCTAGCATCTACTGTGCTTATATTAAAGTTTACTGTTACTGCTTTACCCATGCCACCTAATTGATGATTAGGTACTACATTTGATGCTTTGTTCGGTACTATTAATTCGGGTCCTGCTTCTCCTACCATATAAGGTTGGTCTTGATTCATACGACCACCTTGTTTACGACCTTGATATTTTTGTTGGCTTATAGTGGGAT